ATAATGGTTTCTTTGTATCAAATTCATCTAAATTTGGAAAGGTATCTTTTAAATCTCGTGATGTTATATATGTAGGCATTTACTCTCCTTTAGCTCTTTTGTACCACCCATACCAAAATTTTTCTTGTGTAGGGTTCTCTGAAATTAACAAAGAATAGAATAAAATTCTATAAGAAACAAATCTATCTTCTTCTAATTTCTTACACGCAGAGATAGTTGCTGCACCAATAAGTCCATCTTCTTTTATTTCAAAGGTATTTTTATTGTTACACGCTTGTTGCAATATCTTTACTGCTCTGCGTTGTCCTGTGTTTACCACGCAATCAAAGTATGGATAGCGTAAGTGTTCTGGTAGTTTATGTGCTTTGGAAGGAATCCAATAATCTTTATAGTATATTTCTTTTGCTTGTTCTCTGGTTAAGTTCTTGATGTCAAGGTGAGGATAGAATCGTTTGGTAATACCATACTTAGTTTCCCCACCTAAATCATCTTTGTCATTGACATAACCTCCCTCGTGTTCGAGGACTTTCTCAATGATTTCATTGAACTCCATTATGCTGACTTTTTCACTTTTTCGTATGAACGAAGTCCACCCAAACCTAAAAGTCCCATTAGTATCGTGGTTAATGTTGTCATATCGAACACTGGTAAATCCATTTGATAACCAGATGAATATAACAGAAATACTAAGAATGGTTGCAGTACGAAGTGATAACATAACGCTACACCACAAGTCCAACCAACAAAAGGACGCCAACCTGAAACAAATAAGCTGTTGCTATTCGCTTCAACCTTATTGACTTCAATTTGGGCTTTGTTGATTTCTTGTATAAGTTCTGCTTTTTCTGTTTTGTCAAGTGTGAACTCGTCTATCTTATCAGCAACTTTATCAATGATTCCTGCGACTACATTTAACTTAGGCATCTTCCTTCTCTTCTTTCAAAGAAGAATTTAATTCAGTTGAGAAATGGTTTTTAGCAGCTTGTAATTGCTGTGCTTGAAAATTCAGTCTGCTTAATTGCATATCTAAATCTCTGATCTGGTTTACCATTATTTTCTGCTCGTCTTGTAGATCGTCAAAGTTTACTTCTTTGCCATCTTCTAATACGATTTTAAATTCATCTTGTTTTGTTTCTTTAGACATCTGTCCTCCAGTATGATTAATAATACTGAATATAACAAATTATGAATATCTACGCATTCTTTTTCTTGTCTTGCGAGAATACTTAGCTCGTTGCTTTCCTGCTTTAGTTGCTTTGCGTTTCTTACGAGTTTCGTATGCGTATTCTGATGCACTTAGTGCTTTGAGTAGTCGTTGTGGTAGGTATCTCTCGCCAGTCTTTTTAGAAGGTTTCCCTGACTTAGTACCCCATTTTTGTTTTGTCCACCTGCGTAGACTTTTTTGTGATTTTTTGAGAGCCACTATCTATAACCTCCACCTGCTCGTTTATAAGCAAGTGCTAACATCTGTGCTTTTCTTGCACTCCATTGTCCAGGATTACCACCTTTATTCCCTCTTAGGATTTTATTGAATAAACGCTTTCTTAGCGTAGGTTTAGTATAATTACCTGCTTGATTGACTCTCGATTTTTTATGCTTTGGCATTACCTAACTTCTTTTCGTATATCTTCTATAATAGTTCTTTCGTCAAACTTCATACTAATACCAGGAACAAAACGCTTTATTTCCTTACCTTCTTTTAATACAACAATAGTTGGAACTACTTCAATACCCCATTCTTTAACAATGGTAGCACCGATAGTTTTATCTTCAATGTCTATCTCTGCTATATAGCATAACTTATCTAATTGTTCTATTTTTACTCTATTGCCATAATTCCAAGAAGCATTCACTTGTACTACTGAACAATTCTGTACATTCAATAACTGTACATCTTGAAAGCTATCCAAAGATACTGATTGCGAGTATAGCGATGATGTAGATAATCTAAGCACCAATAGCAACATATTTATCATATTTTTCATAATTACTCTCCATTAATTATTTCTCATATCCAATAAAGTTTCCTGAATCATTCTTGTATCTTCTTTAATGTCATCTACTTTATCTTCAAGTTTCTCTACCTTTTCTTCAGTATTTAAAATAGAATTACGAATCATTTGGTCTTTTAGATCATATTCTGTTCTACTGATTGGTGGTTCTGGCAATTCTTTTGCTATCTCAATCTCTGCTTTTAAATTATACCATAAACCAACCACCATAAAGATTGTTACCCCAATACTAATGATTGTTTCCAAACTTAGTGTAAATTTTGTGTTTTTATTTAGTTCCATTGTATTTCCTTACCATTTAACTTTATTCGCCCAATATGCTGCACTCATACGCCCTTTGCGAATATTCTTAGCGTGTCGTGCTTTAAATGCCCTTCTTCTTGCTTTCTGTGCAGGTGACTTCGGACTCTTCCCTGCTCCTCTTACCCCTTGTTGTCCAAAACGGATCAACTTTACTTTTCCACCTGACTTTGCTAATACTGCGTGTGATTTCTTAGGGTGCTTTGGTGTTCTCTTTGGTTTATTATATCCTGCAAAGCGTACTCCTCTGTATGTAATAGCCATTAATCTTCCTCCGTATAGACTAACTTCTCACCAGTTAATTGTTCAACCAGTCTTGCAAGTTTCATCATATCTACATTTACTTTTTGTGTGGCAGTTACATTTCCTTCATCATCTTTAATATATTTTTGTGAATAATAACTCCAAGCTCTTTTTTCTGATGCTCCTCCTGGAATTAAACTGAAATTGTGTGGAGAAATCTGTGTTGTGTTTCCACCAGAATCTTCTACATACATTTCTCCAGAAACAGTGTGTAAAGTAGCTGCGTTTGTTGGAGAAGATGGAAGAAAAGAACTATTTCTTATTTGAACTCTACCGTCTACATCTAATTTTTCTGCAGGTGATATATTTCCTATACCGACATTAGTAGTTGAACCTTGAATAAACAGAGCATCTGTATGAACACCACCATCATTTACTCTAAATTTTATATCTTGGTCTTGTGTTTGATTTTGGATATAAAAATCATCTTCATAAGAATATAAAATTCCATCATCTCCTGAACCAAATGTTAGGTATTGTAAATCATTCTGTAGTTTAACCATACCATTATTACTTGAATCTATATATATTGCATTAATTTGTGAGCCACCATCGTTAACCGAAAATATCATATCTTCGTTTGATGCTGTAGTTTTAATAGTTAAATCACCAGTACTATTTTGTAAAAGCGAATTAGTGCCATCGTGTTTCATATAAAAATTAACATCTCCACCAACACCTAATAAAACATTATCTTCTGTATAAGCATAAGTGTTTGCCATCTGCATTGTTCTTGAACCAGCAGTAACAAAATCTATAACATTAGCACCTGCCTCATAAATATAAGTATCACTACCACCATCTAAGTAAAGTTTTGAGGTTGCAGGTATTTTTAAATCTCCTTCAGCTAATTGTATACCACCACCTTCTCTATAAACAATTAAAATGTTATTATTTAACTCATCTGTAAAATATAAATTACCATTTACTAATTTTGCATAATTATGTGTTCCATTGTGATACATCACAAAATCTTTATGGACACCAACACCTAATTGCACATTATCATTCGTAAATACTGAATCTGTGCCAGACTCTTCAAATCTCATTAGTGTAACACCACCAACAACCATATCAACCAAATCTCCAGCTGTTTCAGCTATATATGTGCTACCACCACCATCTAAGTAAAGTTTTTTAGTAGCATCAAGGGATAAATTTCCTGATGTATCAAGAACTAATCTTTCTGTACCATTAGCCCAAAATCTTAAATTACCAGTTCTTGAATAAATACTTAAATCATTTGCTGAACCACCACCTACAGCAGGTTCTAATCCTACTATTGCTTTATTAGTTCCACTTACATCTAATCTAAAATATCCTAAACCATCAGATGTATTTGATTCTATTACACCATTTACTTCCAATGCACTTCCAGGTGATACCACTCCAATGCCGACATTACCTGATGAGTCTATTCTCATTCTTTCAGACAAAGTTGTAACATTGCCAGTTGCAAAAGTTATTCCAGTTGCACCACTTCCACCATCATCTACTGCATTTATAGCTGACACAACATCTCCACCTGGGTCTCTAAAACCTATATGTCTTTCAATATGTCCAGTTGAAGAACCTGATGTACAATTTAAAACAAATGAATAATTACTTGCATCATCGTTTTGTCCTGCTGCAGCACTTGTGTTTACATCAATGTTTAGCTTTCCATCAGGTGATACAGTTCCTATACCGACATTAGTATTGATATACATTCTTGTGCTATTAATATCATATACACTTGAACCAGCAGCTGAAAATCCTACTCCATCTCCACTTCTATACATTCCTGCATTACCTTGTGAGAAAAATGAATATGATGGAGAAGCAGCACTTCCAACAGAATTTAAAAGTCTTGCTTCGTTTCTTAAATCAGAAGTAAATCTTACATTACCACTAACATCTAACTTATAACTTGGTGAGTTAGTTCCTATACCGACATTATTTGAAGTGTTAATATAAGAATTACCATTAGTAGCAAATCTGATTTTATTTCCTAATTGTAAAAAAGTAGTATTATAATCAGCACCATCAGCATATAATGTAACTTCTGGTCCTCCAGTTCCACTGATTGCCCATATTAAAGTTCCATCATCTTGTTGATAATTTTCCCAATCATAAGTTCCAAAAGTAGCGTTATTGTGCCTAATTCTCGAATCGTTAAAATCTAAAAATGTGCCATTAAAAGTAAGATTATCTTCAGTAGAAACAGTACCATCACCATCATCAGTAATCAGTCTGTTTGCACCTCCACCAAAACCTACTTCAGTTAAGTCAAGTGTAATAGTTGCATTAGAACCTTCGTCAGGGGTATGAGTAATATCAATACCAGTACCTTCCGTTAAGTCAGACATATAGTTACCAGTGGTGTCTGTTCCAAGTGCTACAGAGTTTGCAGCGATAGTTGTTGCAATACTTGCATTTCCTGATCCATCAAAAGCAACTTGAGTAGTACCAGTAACATCTCCAGTTAAACTTATATCTCTACCAGTTGCTAAGGCAGTTGCAGTATCTGCATTACCAGTAACATCTCCAGTGACATCTCCAGTAACATTAC